CTTACATCTTAAATAGATGTAAAGGGAGGGCTGTATAATGGGACGAGCTATTATTAACAGTTTTAGACAGGTAGCAAAATATGAGGACGTGCAAGATGCATGTGGAACTATGTTCCTAGCAGGCATGTTTATGTTTGCAGTATTTGCAAGCACAGGAAAAATATTTAGTTAAACTGTCAAAGACCGAAGTCGAGTGGGCAGGCAACTGCCCACACGCATTAATCTAATATTATGATAAATTGTAGCGAAGTCGCTCTCGAAAGACTTCAACAAAAAGTAGAGAGAAAACAAGTTTGGGGGATACGCTTGATGTTGAAACCAAACGGATGTAATGGGTGGTCGTATGACCTGAGTTATTTAGAAGAACCAAATATTTCAAGTGATGCGGTGTTCTATGGAATTATAGCTGTAGACCCAATGACATTTAGTTATGTTGAGGAAATCAACATTGACTGGGAAGAAGATGGACTGAATGAACAGTTTAAAATCTCCAGTCCACAAGAAACAGCACAATGTGGCTGTGGAGAAAGTTTTACATTATGAAAATATCACAAGAGGGCATTGCCCTTATCAAAAAGTTTGAAGGATGTGAGCTAGATGCTTACCAAGACGCAGTGGGTGTATGGACTATTGGATATGGTCACATCAAGGGCGTAAAGGAAGGTATGCAAATTACCAAAGCACAAGCAGAAGAAATGCTAGTAGAAGAATTAGCAGAGTATGAAAGTCATGTTCTCAACGCAGTAGAAAATCAATTAGATCAGTGCATGTTTGATGCATTGGTATCATGGACTTATAACCTCGGTCCCACTAACCTAAACAGTTCAACAATGCTGAAAGTTCTCAACGCTGGAGAGTACGAAGAAGTACCTGCCCAGATTAAAAGATGGAACAAAGCTGGAGGCAAAGTGTTGGAAGGTTTAGTGCGCAGACGTGAAGCAGAGGCATTATTATTTGAAGGCAAAGACTGGACAAATGTCTAAAAATATTACAACAAAGGAGAAATAATGGATATATTGTTATTAATGTTATTAGTTTGGGCATACAATGAACAACCTAAAGATGTGGAATCAGAAGAACCAGATATAGTCCCTATTCAAGAAGTAGAAGTACCTGATACTGCAGTTGATGTAGTAGCAGTTACTCAGACAGCAGCAGTACTTACAGCGATTGGAGAAGCCATGACAGGCACTTCAACAGCAACTAACACAAGTACAAGTACAGAAACTAGTACTGAAACGACAAGTGCTACTTCTACAGAACAGGAAATTATTGATGAGTTAAATACTATGACTGAAACAACAACAGTCGTACCAACTACAAGTACAACAACTAGTAGTTCAACTTCTACATCCTCATCAACATCAACATAAACAAATTACTAGTGCTACTCGTATGGGTAGCATTATGTTTTCATTATTATATTTACACACAGTATGTAACTGAGTTAGGAATAACTAGAAACATCGAGTTAGCAAATTGGGAAAAGTTAAACCAATTGGAGAGCAATATTGGACAAAATAAAACAATTCTTCGCCGCCATCAAGAGGTGGTGGATATGGTTAAAGAGCAAGTTTGTACCCCTTTACAGGGTAACAGTTAGCTTTAATAGTGTTTGGGGAGACTCTGACGATCAGGTATTCCTAGTAAGAAAAATAATAACCCAAAAAGAAAAGCATTTAAAGTTTAGAACAGAAGGTGGAGAAGTAGTACAATTCACTGGTGCAGAAGGACTTAATTACAAGATAGAGGAGATATAATGAATCAAATGTTATTAGCTTTCGTTTTAGTTCTTGGTGGCGCTAGTTATTGGCTATACACTGAGAATGAAACATTGAAAGCAAACAATGCAAAATTAGAAGGTGCGATTGCAGTTCAAGAAGAAGCAATGGCTACCATGCAAAAGGATTTTACTTTGCAAACAGAACAATTACAAAGTATGACAGTAAAAAGTCAAGAAATTCAAAGAGAGTTAATGAGATATAGTAATTTCATTAAAGAATATAAATTAACAGCAAAAATACTGGAAGATCCAGTAGAAATGGAAAGGAAAATAAACAATGGAACAAAACATGCATTTGAAGACATTCAAAAAATCAGTGCTACCGTTGACGATCTTGATGATGGTCTCCAGTTGCAGTCTGTTAACAACTAAACCTATAGAAATAACAGCAAAGCCTATGGAGAGGAAGATTGTTCAACCAATCATGCCTCGTGAAATAGAGTTAACAACTCCACAATGGATAGTAGTTACGCCAGATAACTGGGAAGATCAGCTTGCTCGTATAGAGGAACAAGAGGGTGAGTTAGTATTCTTAGCAATGACTGTTCCTGACTACGAAGTCATGTCTTTAAACATGAAAGAATTACAAAGATATATTACTGAACTAAAAGATGTAGTAGTATATTATAGAAAAGTAACAACAGAACCCTTAAATGACAATCAACAGTAAAGTATTTAACATAGTCAAAGAACAAATAAACGTAGGCAACGTAAGTATGACTTCTGATTTAGTTGACGAACACAATGCTGATAGCCTTGATATGGTTGAAATAATTATGGGTGTAGAACAAGAGTTTGGAATGGATATACCTGACGAAGATGTAGAAACATTACGAACAGTCGGAGACATAATAGTTTATGTTGATCAAAACTTATCACCCTATCACCCTGTTAGAGATGAGGTAAAAATTGTTGAATTTTCTTAGAAAATATCTCGCATACAGAGATGGAATGAAAGGTGCTAAATACTTTGAGAAGCACCCACACTTACAAGAAAGATTAGAAATGATCGAAGATTGGTGTGAAGAACTAGAGGACAGAATAGTAGAGATTGAGGATAACCAAAATCATTATTCTGAAAGAATAGTTGCATTAGAAAAGATAGCACACCCAAAGTGTGGTATTGAAGAATTTGATGGCTATGATCCTTTAGTGCAAAGAATTAAAAAATTAGAGGAAAACATATAAACACTCAAAGAACATTAAGTTCAAAAACTAGACGAGTATCTGCTTATCTTATCGTCAAAGAATTTTTAGAAGAAGCAGAGTATAAACCTATTCCAGTTCAACTGGACAAGATTAAATGTGGCAACAATTCTGAGGAAGAATTTCTTGCAGATGGAGTTGCACTTGTAGGATTGCAAGATCCACTTCTATTGTTAATTTCTAATCATAAGGACTTAACAATGGACGGCGATCAAGCCTACATTGAAGAACCTTTCGTTTGCTACAAAGGGAACAAGTATCTTTCTGCAGCAAAAGAGTTAGGTTATGATGCTATCGACTGTATTATCGCAGATGATGATGTATGGGCGAAAGCAATAGAATACGCCTTGAAACAAGGCTGAGCCTCGTAAGAGGATTAGGAGAGAAGAATGTTAGGATTCTTACAATGGGTTATCGGATGGATTCAAGTTATACCATGGTTAGTCATGAGTGCTTCAATCATAGCGGCTGTTACACCTACACCAGCAGATGACAAGTTAGTCGGGAAAATGTATAAAGTTCTTGACTGGTTTGCAATCAATGTAGGAAAAGCCAAAGATAAGGCAACTAGCTAATGGCAGACGAAAGATTCGCAGGTGATATGAGTAGAAATGAGGTCGAAATTGATCTTAATAAATTCATGGAACTTGTACAGGAAAACTCAAACCTCAAAGCACAAATCGTAGAGATGGAAGCCAACAGAGAGCCAGACAACCCTTGGCAGCGTTGGATCTTTTTATCAAACATGATTGATGCTTGGAGAATATTTCCCCGTGCTTTCCTCAGCGTATACATTTTCCTATTGTACTACTGTACAATGTGGTTTATGGCACTAGAAGATCCTACTATGGAACAATCTGGTCTCATTAGTATCGTTGTAGGTGCAGGAGCCGCTTGGTTTGGTCTATATGCTGGTACAGCTAAGGATAAAATTAACGGACAAGGAAAATAGTTCTTGACTTCATCTCATAATTTTAGTATAATATAAGTTATGAAAAAGTTCAAAGACATTAAAAAAATCAAATCCACAAAGAAAGAGAAGGTCTGTCCTTACTGTAAGACTACAGAAAATGCAGACGGTCTTTGTGGTGTTTACAAGTGTTGGAAGTAAGGTATGAATTTATTTTACTTAGACGAGGATCTCGACAAGGCAGCACAGTATCATGTTGACAAGCATATTGTTAAGATGCCACTGGAAGCTGCCCAGATTCTTTGTACAACAATTTACATTGACAAGTTTCTAGGGTATGTTCCTCGTGCGCTAAATGCAGACGAACGAGAAGTTCTGAACAAAGTAAAAGCTGAAATTAAGCATTTACCATTGGAGGAGCGACCCTTCCCCTACCTTCCAATGATGTACAATCATCCCTGCACAATCTGGGCAAGGGAGTCGTTGGATAATCATGAGTGGGTTCATTGTTATGCTAATGCATTGAATGATGAATACTACTATCGCTATGGCAAACTACACAAATCAGTAGAACAAGTAGTAAACAAATTACCAGAGCCAGTACATCTTGAAAGAGTAGGTTTTACTAAGTTTGGCTTGGCTATGCCAGAAGATCTTAGAGATTACGATAATCCGATACAAAGCTATCGTGATTATTACCATTTGGACAAGGCAACCTTCGCAGCTTGGTCGCATCGAGACAAACCACATTGGTGGAACGAAGATTATGCCGATTACGAAAAAAGGATAACTCGTGTATAAATTTAACGAAGATTTAATTTTAAGAAGATTGCAGTACTATATAAATGG